GAATGGGTGCAGTTCAGAAGAGCGGCTATAAGGCGCTCTTGGCGCCTGTGGCAGTTGCGGGCTATAACGACCCTACTCGACAATTTAATCAATTCCATCAAACGCTTGCTGAAGCCTTCATTGTTAATTTTAAGCCTCCGCGAGAAGAGCCTATTGAAGATTTTCGAACTTTTTTAAAGTACTACATTCCTTTTCTGACGCAGCTAGCGGCTTCCTTCCCTATAACAAAAACAAATTTTGTTTTGTCTTATACAATGGACCCCATGTGCAACGGGCTTTCGGTTAGTATTTTTGATGGCGACGCCGCCGACGATAAACTGAAATACGAAAAGTTTATACTAGATCCTAATTTTGAATTTTATACAAATGCCGCTAAAAAGTTCGGGTTTCTGGTTGATAAGAATAAGCCATGGATTCTCACAGCAGATCTTTTTACTAAAGCTCTCATGGACCGAGTTGAATACTATGTTGTTCCGGTGACTTATGCACCCATAACTCCTTTTAATTTTTTTAACGTTTATTATGATTCAACTTACCTAACTGATTTTGATGATCTCAAAGAGATTTTATTATCAGCGTATCGATATCTCGTGTCCGGCGCTTCCCTCTGTCAAAAAGAAACTATATGTCCGAACGGCATTTTTAGTTACAAAAGTTATCCTCGCCAGCGATACGATAAAGAGGCGCTGACTGCGCTAATAGACCCCAAGATGTTGATCGATTTTTATATAGATCTGCGCCAGGCCGAAAGTTCGTTTGCCGTCGACCCGGGTCACATTAAGATGTTGCGCCGGCGCGTATATCAGATTTATAAAATACTTACACCAAGTCCGTTTACCCCCTTTGAGCGTGCTGCAGCGGAAATAAACAAAGAATACAGAAGGTATATCTATCCTGCGGCCCTTGAGCGTCTTACGGGGAAACTCAGCGCACCGCTTCCACGACGCGCCGCGCCGCTCCCCCCGGACGTCGCCATCGGTGCCGCCGAGACCTAAAATAAAAAAGAAAGAGGTTGACTTTGTGGGTTGATCCAGTTATTATGAGCTATGAATAAAGCGCCGCTTTTCCAAGTTCTAGATACGAAGCAGGATTGTGCAGGATACTTTGCTAATAACATGATTGACGCGACCTCCGGCCTCCCCCTAGAAGGAGAGACGTGGGAGTACTCAGCTCATCTTCCTGGAAGCGAGTACGAGTTGGGGCGCATCTATGCTTCAGGAGCAACCCTGACACAAGCGTGCCCCTTAGGTTTAAGGAAGGAGTGGGACGCAATCAAAGCCACCTTGAAGGCTCACCTAAAGGCTTTTAAGACCGCGCGCCTTTCTCTAGAGAAAAACTGTCTGTATGACGTCCTTCCGGAATATTTTCTTTTTCGCTATTTAAATGCTAAAAATCAGATTACTCGTCATGTTCTGGATACTTATCGACGACCGGCAAATTATAACTTTATGTATAATCTGGTAGAAATGCTATCTACCATTCGAGAACAAGAGCTCTCTATTGGTATTACTCCCATCCAACATCTTTTAAGTTCGGTACGGGGACAAAACTTTCAACGTATGCTGAGCATTGCGAAACCAGTATGTGACTACAATCCATGGGGGACCATCACCGGACGACTGGCGACAAATCCTAATACTTTTCCTATTTTAACAATGAATAAAGAATTCCGCCGCTGTGTTAAGCCGAAGAACGATTGGTTGGTTGAGCTAGATTTTAATGCCGCCGAGCTTCGTGTCCTTCTTGCGCTGGCCGGCAACGAACAGCCTTCTATCGACATCCATGATTGGAATGTGCGCAATATTTTTAAAGGTGAGCTTACCAGGGAACAAGCCAAGACTAAGACGTTCGCGTGGTTGTACTCTCAGCGTGTCAATAAAGAGCTAGAGGCCCTCTATAACAAAGTTATCGTTAAAAATAAGTATTGGGATGGCTTCAAAATTGAAACTGACTATGGTAGAATAATAGAAGATGTTGATGAGCACCACGCTCTTAACTATATTGTGCAGAGTACCACAATTGATATGGTGCACGAGCAGGCTTATAAAGCCTATGAGCTTTTGAAGGGGAGAAGGAGCCACATTTCATTTTTGATCCACGATGCCGTGTATATCGATCTCGCGGAAGAAGATCGATATGAATTGTTAAATTTGCTTGACACCTTCAAGAAAACACGGTATGATATGTTCAAGGTTAACGTCTCCGCAGGAAGGAACCTCGGAGAAATGAAGGAACTTAGGTTATGAAAAAGAGAAAGCTGTATCACAAGCTCGTCCGCGATCGCATCCCAGAGATTATTCAAGAATCGGGAAAGGACTTTAAGGTGCGTCAAGAAAGAGGAGAGCGTCTTGGAGATTACGCGATGCAGAAACTTCAAGAGGAAGTGATGGAGTTCGTAGAGAATCCGTGTGCCGACGAAGCGGCAGATATAATGGAGATTATGAATTTTATTTGCCACCGTCGAGGGATTAAAGAGAAGACCATCCTGGCAGCGGCCACTGCAAAGCGAGTGAGCCGCGGCGGCTTTGAAATGGGCTTCATTTTGGAGTGGACCGAAGACCAATGATAGTCATTGGGCTCGGGAAAGCGGGGTGCAATCTAGCCAGAGTGTTTGCAAAGTTCCCTCAGTATAAAACCTATGGTATTGATACTTCCCCGGATGCAGACATTACTATAAAAAAACGTAACAGCCATGAGGCTTACGAAAAGCATTTTCCTTCTCTCAGGAAGAAACTTAAGTTTTCCAATGAAGAGATTACAGTGGTTGTAGGAGGGAGTGGCCTAATATCCGGGGGCACAATGCGCCTTCTGGAACAACTCAAGGATAACAAGGTGTCTGTAATATACATTCAACCCGATCTGGCACTTTTGAGCGAGACCCAAAAAATGCAAGAACGTATTGTGAAAAATGTTTTGCAAGAGTATGCGCGGTCGGGAGTGATAGAAAGCATCTATCTAATAGATAATTTGTTGGTGGAGAAAGGAATCGGAGACGTTCCAATCCTAGGGTATTCAGGGGTCCTTAATCAAGCAATTGTAAATACGCTTCACATGATTAATGTCTTTAAAAATTCGGAGCCCATCATCGGGAATTTTATTAGGCCCTCCCCCCTAAGTCGCATCGCCACAGTGGGCGTCTTGGATGTGGAAGAGGAAGAAGAAAAATGGTTTTATGACTTGACACAGGCGCGGGATGTGGTATACTATTATGGTATCAATGAGGAAGACTTGAAGGATGACGGCACTTTGTTTCGAAAGATAACCGACTATGTAAAGTCGCGACTCGATGAGGATGTTAATATATCCTACGGGGTGTTTCAGACAACCTACGATCAAAAATATTGTTATTGTATTAAGTATTCATCTATGGTACAATCATATACAGAACTTTTAGGCGATTAGGATATTTGCTAATCGTACTTTAACCCAATCATAAGGAGATAAAAAATGGGTATTAATTTAGACAAGATGAGAGAAAAGCTCTCGTCACTACGTGGAGACGGTAACTCAAGCGACACTTTTTGGCGCCCCGAAGACGGCGACCAGGATATTCGAATCGTCCCGACATCGGATGGTGACCCCTTCAAGGAGATGTGGTTCCATTACAATGTTGAGAAGGGCGGTTTCCTCTGCCCCAAGCGCAACTACGGAGACGAGTGTCCCGTATGTGAGTTCGCCTCACAGCTATGGCGCGAGGGTGTAGACAACAACGATGATCACAGTAAGAAGACTGCAAAGTCTCTCTTTGTGCGACAGCGATTCTTCAGCCCCGTGATGGTTCGCGGCGAGGAAGATCGCGGCGTCCGAATCTGGGGCTACGGCAAGACGGCGTATGAGAATCTTCTCACCCTCGTGCTTAATCCTGAGTATGGTGATATCACCGATACCGAAACTGGTACCGATCTCACCATGACCTACGGAAAGCCCCCGGGCGCTTCCTTCCCTCAGACGAAGCTCGTACCGCGTCGTCGGTCTTCCCCTCTTTGCGAGGATTTGACCCCCGACAAGTGTGCGGAACTTCTGGATAGCATTCCAGATTTTACTGGCTTGTTTGATCGAAAGACAACGGGGGATGTACAAACCATTCTCGATACTTTCGTCAACTCGCTGGTGGAGGATCCTGAAACGGTGAGCACCGAGACAGAGAAATACGGAAAGACCACTGACGGCGAAACTAATGCCGTCGACGTTGCTTTCGCAGAGCTTGGCGCTCTCTAAAATATCCCCCCCACGGGGAGGCACAGGGTTACCAGGTGTCTCACATAGAAAGGAAGTGTTATGACTAACGGAACAAATCTACTTGAGGAACTAATCGTGTTGCTTGAGGAAACTCGTGATGATCACGAAAAGTTTTTTGAACGCGGTAACAATGCTGCAGGAACGCGTGTTCGCAAGGCAATGCAAGATGTAAAGGCATTGGCTCAAGAACTACGCACTGAAGTACAAGAGACCAAGAACGCAGAATAAAAGGGAACCCCCATCAAGAGGCGCCTCGCGCCTATTAAACGAAAGGAAGTAAAAATGGAAAATATTGTAGACAAACTTCAGGACCTACAAGTTCATGGGGACGATTATGTTTATCTCAACTATGAAGAGAGTACCTCTGTATGGCATATTTCAGACGACCATATAGAAGGCGCCCTTACTGAAACCGATACGGCACAGGTGCTAGCACGCCTCTTGGCAACCCCGGGTATCACTGTGTTCTCGCGCTACGAGGAAAATATTCTCGAAATCATGCGAGACGAAGGGCTCCTCGATGGATATGAAAAAGATGGTACATTTGAACAGTACCTCGTTGAGACGATCCAGAAGGAGGCCTACGAATATGATCTTTTGACGATCTCGACAGAACGTCATGATCATAAGCGAGGGACTTGCGAAGTCGCTGCCAACGTGAAAGTTCTTGCGTCAGAACTATTCAAGTTGGGCGACGGGGCCTCCTCTTTTGTGGACGGCTTTGATGTTGTAATCCAAACTAAAAATGGAATACTTACGTTAGCGTAAAAGAATGGCTAAGAGTAAATCAAAAGCTGGCAAAATATCAGTTGATGGGCTGAGGAGCCTTATTAACAAAACGTCCGGCTTGGATGTCGCCCACAACCTCAACGAGGCAAACCCCACAGAAGTGAAAGAATGGATTCCAACTGGCTCACGCTGGCTGGATTCCATTGTTTGCAGAGGCCAGCTTGGAGGGGTTCCTGTTGGCAAATTTACAGAGATTGCAGGGCTGGAATCAACCGGCAAATCTTTTATGGCTGCACAAGTAGCAGCCAACGCCCAGAAGATGGGTATGACGGTAATATATATGGATTCAGAGTCAGCGATTGACCCAGGATTTTTAGAACGAACCGGATGCAATTTAGATGAGCTTATCTATGTGCAGGCCCAGTCGGTGGAACATGTTCTGGAAACTGTTGAAAGTGTNNTNAANNCGGGNNCNGAANGNACNNTGTTTATCTGGGATTCTCTGGCTCTGACTCCTACCGTCTCTGATGTGGAAGGAGATTTTAATCCTCAATCCACAATGGCCATGAAGGCACGCATTCTTTCCAAAGGAATGTCCAAGTTGACCATCCCAATTGCGAACACCAAGTCTGCTTTTCTGGTTCTCAACCAGCTGAAGACTAACATTCCACAGGGACCCAACGCCCGCATCGTTGCAATGACGACGCCCTTCATCACTCCAGGCGGAAAGGCTATGCACTATGTATACTCTCTCCGCATCTGGCTGACGGGGCGCAAGGCCAAGTCCGCGTTCATCGAAGATGAGAGCGGCTTCCGTATCGGCTCGGAGGTGAAGGTCAAGCTTGAGAAGTCTCGCTTCGGGACGCAGGGACGCAACTGCGCCTTTAAGATCCTATGGGGAACCGATGCGGTGGGGATTCAGGACCAAGAGAGTTGGCTGGAAGCCATCAAGGGCTCCGATAATCTTAAGCAAGCTGGTGCATGGTTCTCTCTGGTCCATAAAGACGGTAAAGAAGAGAAGTTCCAGAGCGCTCATTGGGTTACCAAGCTGCAAGACGACCAGTTCAAGAACCGAGTGTTCGAGATCATGGATGAAGAGATCATTCGTAAGTTTGATACACGCGAAGGTAACGCTAAGGATTTCTACGACGTAGACAAAGAATAAGACTATTTAGTATTACCCACCTTCTGGAGTATCGTGATGAGTAAACATAGTAGTTTTAAAGAGTTTCAATTAATTACAGAGAACTGGCGCAAGTTTGTAAACGAGAAGGCCGACCCCGAGAAGATGGACCCGGGCCGCTTTCCTAAAGAGCTAGACCG